TCGCCACCTGCTCTAATCGCAAATTCAGGAGACAAGATCTCGGCATCCGAGAACCCCATCCGCATCAAGACCAAGCAATTCAGAGCGAGTTGCGCTGGCGTATTCACCGCGATAGTCATGAACCATCCAGACTTCTGGATGCCATCAACTTCAGGGCTGTACACAGCGCCGCTCGTACATCTGTACTTGGCTTCGACGGCTTGCTTGAAACAACCGTCAACATCTCGCTTCCAGTTTTCGAACTCAGCGTCTGACATTCCATCTCCTTGAACTCCCTGCTCTTTGATGTACTCCGATACAATGTCGTAAAAGTACCCAAAACAGTTGTAGTCCCAGGCTGATTTGTCAGCGGCATAGACTTTACGCCCTTCGAAAGCTTCTGCAAGTCTCTTGATATCACCAGAGCGGCACGAGGTGAACCCGTACGCAATTGGCGACTTGGTGCTTTGCTCTACACAGATGTCTGTGAAAGCATCAAAAACACAATTGTTTTTGATTGTGTTGTGGGTGGGAAAACCAGCCACCACTCTCGGCATTCCAGCCTCGAGCTTACGCAGGGGAGTTGGTTCTTGTTTGACAGCCAACTTCGTGACGATGGGTTCATCCCATCGACTTTTGACGATCTCGATCATACCTACAGTATCGTAAGTCTTCAAGACGTCTTCGTTGGTCATCAAGCCTTCATCCGCGTACGGATGACCAGAACTTTTCCCTGGTTTGATGGCTGACGAGTCGATCACTGAACGGATCTTCTCATCACTACCGTACCCAGGTTGCACTACGAATCTGTTCATCGGTGTCATTGCCACGAGCAAGTTCACGCAACGCATCTTTTCAGCTTGTGTTGGTGGATCGCTAATAGTCAAAACCCGCTCATGGTACAGTTTCATGTACTTAAGTAGAGCCCCCTCCTCAATCTCGGAGCTAGACTCTGGGTAGGCGTACTTACCTTGTTCATATTTGAGTGTGGACAAGGTCTTCACAACCGCTTCGTTCGCGAGGTACTCAACTACCTCGGGAACTTCTTTAGGCGCTTTCGGACAGTGCATGGGTTTCTCACGACTGTACCGATAAATGCCGTCTTCGAGTTCACGAAACGTGACTCCCTTCCGGCGTGCAGGAACAACCCGCACCTTTTCCTCCACGACTTTGAGTTCGGCGCACTCATCACCGTACTCGTGTCTCAAAAGGTTCCGAATCTTCTTCGGGTACTTGTCGATCTCGTCAAACACGTCTTCAACCCAATCATACTCTGGAGCGCCAGTTTTGTAACTGCGCACCAAGTTGGTTAGGAATTCGTCGTTATAACCGAGCAAAACAGTACCTGACTCAGTTTCTTGGAAAGCCCAGTCATCCTCATCATCAAGTTGCAATCGTACCAATTTGTACGAACGCCCTTTGATTTTGAAATCGTGGTGTAATCTTCCAATCATCCCCATGTTGGACTCATTGCTGGACGCTTCAGCCTTGTCGATAAAATAGCGAACGACTTCGATTCGGAGGGCCACGTTGTGGCCCAGAGATTTGTCGTTTCGCAAATGCATACCGACAGTCGAAGTGCCAGACATTAGCGGACCCCCTGAGGAACCTTTGTGTGTTGTAGCTGTGTGAAACAGCTCGACAGGCCCTGACTCTCTCTTCGTAAGTCCGGTGGCGGTCATCAGACATGGAATTTCTTCACCACTGAAAACAACGGAACTGACGTTCTGGTTGTACTTCGATGGAGATCGCTCCACGATCTCTCCTATTTGGAGGTTGGCCCAAGTACTAGGTGTAAGTTTGCGAATAAACAGATCAACTGCATCGTTCTTACACGCGTTCTTTTCAGGACTGAAAAAGTCGTTACCGACTTCAGTAGCCTTAGCAAGGTTCAAGTAGTAACCCAGCTTACTGGGACCCTTTCCATTGCTGCCAACTAGCACTGCTGGGTAAACGTGTTCATCCACTTCTGTAGCGACATGTCTAGCCGTGCACAAGTAATCCTTGTACCGGAAGAACACGCCGACGAGGTGAGTTTCACCGTCTACTTTGCGCAGTACTGCGCCACAGGGTTTTTGTTTCGACATAGCGAGCGCTGAGCCTGGCATAGCCATCTCGTTTCCACTACTAGTCGAAAGAGTGTTTCCTGTCATTTTCAGAGCTAGAGCAATCTGCTCCAACATCTGAACCACATCTGGAGAAAGAACTGGCGCTTCATCTACACGGATCTCTCGCGTTTTCACCGATGATACAGAGATTTCTCTGTGCACCCAACGGTGCATTTTCCGTGTTAGACGAATACACACACTTACCACCAATACCAACACCGTCATTAAAGTTAAGGTCTCGATGATCCAGTGGTTGCCGAAATCAATTTCGGTGACCGCTGCGACCACAGAGCTCGCCTTCAGGGACAGCGTTACAGTGGTGTTAAATACGCGCTGGGTCAGGTCCGTAAACAAACTACCCCAGTTTCTCGCCAGTTTGGGGACTCGTTCTCCAAACGAGTACCCCTGAGCAACATGTAAATTGAACAAGTAGAGGAACAACACTGCTTTCAACTCAATCATCACGCTTCTCCGCCACTTGAAAGTACGGACGTACCCGTCTGTTACAACGGGGGTCGTTTCTTCCAAGTCGCGGTAACTCATTACCTTGTTGGTGATAGCATTCGCGAAGTTCATCTCCTTGAACGGTTCTGTGATGAATGCTGTAGTCAGGTTTTTAAAGACCATCGTCATCACCACATTCTCTCCCTCTTGGTTCACAAACGCATTTCTCGATCGAGTGGCGTACTCGAACTTCTGAGCTAGCTGTAAATGTTCTGAATTGACCATGTACCGCATAGCCGAGACACGGTGCCTCATCAAAGCTATCCGCAAATTGACTGTTTGGTGCTGGTTGATCCAGCCATGGGCATCACCGAGCAGAGCTGTGGAACCACAATGGCCATCCAAACTCTGTCGTTTGTTGGCCAACTGGTACGGTTCCCACGTCTGCTGATCTCTAAGGCTTCGTGTGTCCACAAGTCCCAATCGGGTCTCGGTCCATTTCTGGTGCCAGTAGAGAACATTCAAGTACCGGATCACATCCTGCTGGAACTGCTTCCAACTTTTGATCTCCGCCCACAAATCGCGTCTACCATTCAGGGGATCTCCTCCTGTCAGGATTATCCCAGGGATGTATGCCTCGAAGGAGAATTTCCAAAGTAGATCCAACACTACTTCGGGTGCGTTTCTGAGAGACTCATAGATCTCTCTATCGTTATTACTCGTCATGTAAACTTTCGTT